TTAGTAGCAGATGGTGCAGTTCTTGTAGATACTGCAGGTGATATAACTTTAGATGCAGATGGTGGAGATGTTGTACTTAAAGATGGTGGAACACAGTTTGCTTCTCTTACAAATACTAGTGGCAACTTAATAATTAAGTCAGGCACTACAACTGCCATGACATTTGATGGTGCTAACGTAACTTTTGCAGGAACAGTAACAATAGGTTCTGCAGGTATATCTGAAGCAGAACTAGAGATACTAGATGGTGCTACAGTTACTACAGATGAACTTAATGTTCTTGATGGTATAACTTCTGTAGTAGGTGAACTTAACATTGTAGATGGTGACACTAGTGCTACATCAACTACAGTAGCAGATGCAGACAGAGTTGTTTATAACGATGCAGGAACTATGAAGCAAGTTGCTGTTACAGATTTAGATACATACTTTTCTGCTACATCAAAGACACTTACTAACAAAACTTTAACAACTCCTATAATTGCAGAAATAGACTCAGGCTCTACTATAACATTAGATGCTACCACAGACATTGTTTTAGATGCAGATGGTGGTAATGTAATATTCAAGGATGGTGGCACATCAATACTTGATATAGCAAACAACTCAACAGATGTAGAGTTAACTGTAAGCACTGCAGATAAAAACTTTGCAATAAAAGGAACAGATGGTTCTAGTGCAATAACTGCTCTTGACATTGATATGGCTCTAAATGGTAAAGCTACTTTTAGTGGTGACGTAGTTGTTACAGGTGACTTAACTGTAACAGGTGATGACCTAACTATGGGTACTAATACCAGTGGTCATATCATGGTTGCAGATGGAACTAACTTTAATCCTGTAGCAGTATCAGGTGATGTTACAATATCTTCTGCAGGTGCAATAACTATTGCTAATAATGCAGTAGAAACTGCAATGTTAAATGCAAATGTTATAACAGGACAGACTGCTGAAACATCACTAGACTCATCTAATGATACATTACTTGTACATGATGCAAGTGCTAGTGCATTAAGAAAAACTACATTAGCTTCTATATCCTCTGCTCTCGGTGGTATCACAGACGTTGTAGCTGATACAAGTCCTCAACTTGGAGGTTCACTTGATGTAAACGGAGAGGATATTGTTTCTACATCTAATGGCAATATTACACTTACACCAAACGGAAGTGGTGTTGTAAGAATAGATGGTTCTAATGGTATTGATATGCAGTCAGGTGCAATATCAATCAAGAACTCAGGTGCTCAATCTTATGTAAGATTCTACTGTGAATCAAGTAATGCTCACTATGCACAATTACAAGCACCTGCTCATGCTGACTTCTCAGGTAATACTACATTAACACTACCTGCAACAACAGATACAATAGTTGGAAGAGCAACAACAGATACATTAACAAATAAAACATTAACAACTCCTACAATTAATGGAGCTACTATTGGTTCTGCCAATATAGCGACTGCTAGTAATGGTGATATTAACTTTGCACCTAATGGCACAGGTAAGATTGTTGTAAGGGGTAATACTAACCAAGGTAAAATAGTATTAAACTGTGAGAGTAACAGTCACGGACAAACAATTATAGCTGCACCACATTCTGAAAGTGCAAACAATGTTCTTACATTACCTAGTACAGGTGGAGATGCTAGATTAGTCTCAGCAACTTCAACTGCTACACTTACAAATAAAACACTAACATCTCCAAAGATAAATGAGGATGTAGCAGTAACTGCAACTGCAACAGAGATAAACATACTTGATGGAGTAACGTCTACAACTGCAGAGCTAAATATATTAGATGGTGTTACATCCACTACAGCCGAATTGAACATCTTAGATGGTGTGACTGCAACAGCAACAGAGCTAAACATCATGGATGGTGATACGTCTGCTACTTCTACAACATTAGCTGACGCAGACAGAGTGGTAACAAATGACAATGGTACAATGAAACAGGTAGCATTGACAGATGTTAAAACATATTTATCTAGTGCAGGTTTTACTACGGATGACCCCACTGCATTAGCGATTGCCCTCGGTTGATTTTACTTGACAAATCAGGCAAAACCGAGTATAATTATATAGAGGAAAAAACAAATGGCAAATACTTTTAAAGTAGTCACATTCGCTGCCGAACCTGCTAGTGCAGGAACTCCGTACACAGTATATACAACTCCGAGTAGTACAACTACAGTAGTGATTGGACTCATACTTACAAACATACATACTGCTCAAGTAACAGCAGATGTAAAGCTCGTATCTGACACATCAGGTGGTGGTAGAGCTGCAACCAACGGAACAGCGTTTCTAGCAAACGATGTGCCTATACCTGTAGGTTCATCACTAGAACTGCTATCAGGTGGTAAGGTCATACTTGAGACAACAGATGCTATACAGATAGATTGCTCTGTAGCAGATAAGATATCAGGAACACTAAGCATAATGGAGATAACATAAGATGCCATACATAGGTAGTGACCCATCCAACAGATTTGTAGCACCTAAAGCAGCATCTGTATTTTCAGGTGATGGTTCTACAACTGCATTTACATTAGACCATGCAGTAGGTTCTGATGAGGACATACTTGTATCGGTGGATGGTGTTATCCAAGAACCATCTGTAGCATATGCAGTGAGCAGTGGAACTACACTTACATTTACTGCTGCACCATCAAGTAACTCAGGTAATAACATCTTTGTGTATTACTTGTTTAGAACAGTGGGTACAGTAAGTCATCCAAGTAATAATGCTTTGAGTGCGACAACAGGTACATTTACAGGTGCTTTATCTGCCAAAGGTGGTGCAGTCTTTAACGAAGATAGTGCTGATGTAGATTTCCGTGTTGAGTCAAATGGTGAAGCAAATATGCTTGTTGTTGATGGTGGAAATAATGCAGTTGTAATTGGGGAGTCTGCACCTGATACAAGTATTAGTGGTGGAACTCCTGCTTTTCAAGTTATTGGAAGTGCATTTGATTCTTTTATGTCTTTGACAAGAAGAGTGGCATCTGCTTCTGCACCAGTTCTAGCATTAACAAAAAGTAGAAACACAAGTGTAGGTTCTCATACTATAGTACAAGATGGTGATACAATAGGTGAAATTAACTTCTTTGCAGATGATGGAACAGACTTTGATTCAAGAGTTGGAACTATAAAAGCTCAAGTAGATGGTACTCCGGGTGCAAACGACACTCCGGGCAGATTAGTTTTTATGACATCAGCAGATGGCTCAAACTCACCATCAGAACGTATGCGAATAGATAGCAGTGGCAATGTTGGTATTGGAGGTAATGGTAATCCTACGTTATATGTAGTTAATAACAATGCAGGTCCGGGATTAACTGCTGCAAATGCAACAGCAGTATTTCATGGTTCTGTTGATGCAGGAAAAGGTGGTTGTATAGGCTTTGATTTTGGAGCATCACATACAAACTATCCAGTAGGTATAGGGTATGTAATTACAAGTCAATCAGGCTCTACCAAAGGTGATTTGTGTTTTTACACTAGAAGTGGAACTGGAGATGATGCACCTTCCGAACGTATAAGAATTACATCTGATGGTCGTGTTGGAATAAATGATAGCACACCTACAGCAGGTGTTGATATAGCTTTTGATACTCAACAAGTTCATGCTTTACAAATTAGAAACAGTAATTCTTCTACTGGTGGTGGTAAATACATACAATTTGCAAAAGCAAATGGTGATTTTACTGGAAGTATTACTCAATCTTCAGACCAAAATACAGTTGCTTTTAACACAAGCTCTGATTACAGATTAAAAGAGAATGTTTCATATGATTTTGATGCAACATCAAGATTAAAACAACTTAAACCTGCTAGATTTAATTGGATTTCAGATGAAAATAATACAACAATAGATGGTTTTATCGCACATGAAGTATCAGGTATTGTTCCTGAAGCAATAACAGGTGAAAAAGATGGAACACAAGATGTTGGAACAATTAAAGATGAAGATGATAATGTTTTACATACTGATGTACTAGAAATCACAAAGCAAGATGGAGAAACATGGACTAAAACTGGAACAAAAAATGTATATCAGGGCATAGACCAAAGCAAACTTGTACCTTTACTCGTAAAAACCATACAAGAATTAGAAGCTAGAATTACAGCATTGGAGAACGCATAATGGCATTAACAAAGGTACAAGGTGAAGGAATAAATGGGATAAGCATTACTTCTGGTGGTGTTGTTACTATGGCTAGTACAACATTTGCACAAGCCTTCAGACTGACATCAAACTTAACATCAAATGGTGATTTGACTAATTGGGAGGCTTGTGATGATGCGAGTTCTGGAGCAGTAGGAACTGCAATTACAGTGGGTAGTGGACTTTTTACATTTCCTATTACTGGACTTTATAAAATTGATTATTTTTATCAAACATTTAATGGTAGTGGGTCACAAGATAATTACATAACTTTGAATTTGTTTCATAGTTCTAATAGTGGTTCAGACTTTGACCAAATAACTGAATCATCTGCAGGTGGTACAGATGACATGAGTGCTTCTGGTACTGGAATGGCTCTTGTTAATGTTACCAATGCTTCAACACACAAAGTTAAATTAACAGGTGGCTCAATAGCAAGTGGTTCACTCATATCAGGCAATTCAGTAGCTAATACAACTGCAATAATATTTCAGAGATTGACAAATAGTCAATAGTAAAGAGGTATAAACAATGGCATATATAGGAGTCAGTCCATCTAATGGAGTACGTAGGGTTCACACCTACACTGCAACAGCATCGCAGACCACATTCAGTGGTGCAGGTGCAGAGGGTACATCTTTAAGTTACAAAGACAGTAACTTTGTAGATGTGTACCAAAATGGTATCAAGTTAGGTGACGCAGACTATACATCAACAAGTGGTACATCAATCGTACTAGCACAAGGAGCATCCGTAGATGACCTCGTGGTGGTCGTGGTATTTGATGTATTCTCGGTAGCAGACACTGTAAGTAAAGCAGATGGTGGCACGTTTGATGGTGCAGTTACTTTTGCAGGTGGTGTGTCAGGTGTGCTTGATGCAGATGATGGCATTACAGTAGATAACATAACAATAGATGGTACAGAGATTGACTTATCAAGTGGTAATTTAACGATAGATGTAGCAGGTCAATTAGTAATAAATTCAGATTCTGGTCAAGTAGTGTTACAAGATGACACAGTTAATTGGGGTAATCTTCAAAACTCATCAGGTGATTTTGTTATTGAATCATTAGGTACAGACAAGGATATAATATTTAAAGGTCTTGATGGTTCTTCTACAATAACTGCCCTTACACTTGATATGTCAGCTAATGGAGATGCAACTTTTAATGGTCAAATAATTGTACCACAATATATAGCTCATCAAGGGGATGGCAATACATTTATAGAATTTGGTACAGACCAAATGGGTTTCAGTCAGGGTGGTGTTGAAAGATTTGAAATGAACAAATCAGGAGGTGTTGTAAGAATAAAACCCGGAGGTAGTAATGTAATATATTTTGATGGTAATGGACAATCTATTAATAGTGAAACTAGGAGAGGTAGATTAGATATAGAATCAAATATTGCAGCTTATGCCATTGCAAGTTGGAAAAATCAAGTTAATAACACAGGTAGTTTTTTCTTGTCTTGTTTAAATCACTCAGGGAGTGGAATAGGTGGTATAAGTCAAGCATCTGAAACCACATTAGCTTTTAATACCTCATCTGATTACAGATTAAAAGAAAATGTAGAATATGATTGGGATGCAACAACTAGACTAAAACAACTCAAACCTGCTAGATTTAATTGGATATCTGATGATACTAATACTGCACAAGATGGTTTCTTAGCACATGAAGTTTCAGATGTTGTGCCTATAGCAATCAATGGTGTTAAAGATGGCACTAGAGATATTGGAACAATCAAAGATGCAGATGGAAATGTTTTACAAGAAAATACTATTGAAGCAAGAAAAGAAGATGGGCAAACATGGACTAAGACAGGCACAGAGGTCATGTATCAATCCATAGACCACAGTAAACTTGTACCTCTTCTAACAAAGACATTACAAGAAGCACTTACAAGAATAGATACACTTGAGGCAGAAGTGAAAGCATTGAAAGGTGAATAGATGACCAAAGCAGCAGAATTAGCAAAGATGGGTGAAGTCCTAACCAATAGTCAGATTGGTGGGCGAAGGAATTTGCTTTTTAATGGTGCAATGAATGTAGCACAAAGAAGCACAAGTCTAACTAGTCAAGGTGCTTATCCGGGAGGTTATCTAACTGTAGATAGATGGAAGTTTGTAACTAATAATTCGGCAGGAAGATTTACTGTTACACAAGAAGCAATCACAGACCTTCCGGGATTTTTAAATTGCACTAAATTAGATTGCACAACAGCAGATACCTCTATCGCATCAGGAGAATATTTATTATTCTCACAATATCTTGAAGGACAAGACCTTCAACAAATAAAAAAGGGCACAAGTGAAGCTGAAAAAATTACATTATCTTTTTATGTGAAGGGCAATGCTTCAGCAACATATACTGCTGAAATAGAAGATAGTGATAATTCAAGATATAATTCTCAAGAATTTTCTGTAACAACAAGTTGGAATAGAGTTGTTTTAACTTACAATGCAGACACTACAGGAGCATTTGATGATGATAATGCTGCATCTTTAAGATTAAATTTATGGATTCATTCAGGTTCAGATTTTAGTAGTGGCACACATACTAGCAATGCTTGGCACACAACTGCTACTCAAAGATTTGGAGACAATTCCAACTCTTTTTATTCAAGTACAGACAATACGTTTTTTATTACTGGAGTCCAGTTAGAAGTAGGCTCACAAGCCACACCATTTGAGCATAGGTCATATGGAGAAGAATTACAGCTTTGCCAAAGATATTTTGAAATAATGTTTAGAGGTAGTAATGCACAAAATGGGACACAAAAAACAACTGTAGGTGCTGGAGTTTGGTATGGGGCAAATCAAGTTTTAGCAACAATGCTATATTCTCCTAAAAGGACGCAACCAACAATAACTCAAAGTGAAACTGGTGCTTTAGGTGCTTATGGCAATGCTTATTTTAGAACTTCAACCGATTCTACACCTTTTGATTCTATTACTGAAACAGGTTGTAGACTAAATATAGAATCTTTTAATGCTAGTGGTACAGCAGGTGATGGGGTATTTGCAATGTTAGTTAACCCTAATTCTAGTAGTGTATCAATAGATGCAGAATTGTAGGAGAGATTATGAATATTACATCAGCACAATATAAAGTTGATTTAGATGGCAAAACAAAGGTAGGTATAAAAGCAAAAATAGATGGAATATGGTGTGTTGTACCACTAGATTCTACCAACAGACACTACATGGCAATCCAAGAATGGATGACTGCTGGTAACAAGATAGAGGATGCCGACTAACATGGAAAGCATTGACCCAATGTTATTTTGGAACATAATCCTGACTATGGTCGTTGTACCATTCGGTTGGGCATTTAACAAGATGTTCCAAGAGGTCAAGCGTATACAGATACTCCTTAACAAGACACGAGAAGAGTATGCACGTAAGGATGACGTTAAGGATGATATGCACGAGTTGATGGATGCACTAAGAAGATTAGAAGATAAGTTAGACAAAGTATTAATAGGAAATAGATAATGCAGATGGCACAACAAAACATATCTGATATTTTAAATGCTAAAAAGGCATTTTTACGAGCTAAACAAGATGTTATTGTTCCTGAACAAAACATGAGTATGGCAGAAGGTGGTATGTATATGGGTCGCTTTGACCAAAGACAAGACACTGAAGGTGTCGGTTCTTTTGTACCACCACCAAGACAATCTTTTCAGACAGGTGGTACACCTACTGTACGAGAACGTAAGGTGATATTTGATGACCAAGGTATGCCGGGAATTGCTTTCGCAGACCCTCAACCGGGTGACCCTTTGTATGAACCACCCCACCTTCGTAATGTTCCTCCGAGAGTAAACACAATGGCAAAGGCTACAGGAATACAAGTCTTACCTACTGTACAAAATCCAAGTGCTACATATAACCCTAATGCAACTATAGGTGATATATCAGCACAGATGGCAACTGCTCCTGCATTACCTGAAGGTGCTCAAATACAACCTGTAGGCACAACTCCTACAGCAGGACAACTTTTACCTACAGACATAGGTGTAACAGGTCAAGTTGCACTACCTGCCGCACAAGCAGGAACAGCAACTGCACAGCAACAAAGTAAAGCTGATGCTCAACAACTACAAGCACAGGCTGTAACTCCACAGATACGAGAAGCATTACAAACAGTTCAAGGTGCTCAAGTAACTGACCAAGAAAGACAAAGGTCACAAGTACAGGCACAACAACAGACAACAACTTCTGTAGCAGATTTAACTGCCGCTCAAGGTGTTGCAACTCAGATGACAAACCCTATTCAAAGGGAAATACAAGCAGGTGAGTTAGTATCCCCTACAGCTAATGCAGAGAAAGCAAAGACATTTACAGAACAAGTACAGGCGGCTACAGCGTCACCTACAGACAAAGCAACTGTAGCAGGACAACTAGCAAGTCTTACTGCAAACTTTGATGCAACAAATCCACCATCATGGGCAGCAGGAGCAATAAGAGGTGTCCAAGCAGTTATGCAACAAAGAGGTCTTGGTGCTTCTAGTATTGCAGGACAAGCTCTTGTACAGGCTGCTATGGAATCAGCGTTACCTGTAGCACAAGCCGATGCAAGAACATTTGCTACTTTTGAAACACAGAATTTATCTAATAGACAACAACGTGCTATGTTAGCGGCTCAACAAAGAGCACAGTTTATAGGACAAGAGTTTGACCAAGGTTTTCAAGCTAGAGTACAAAATGCCGCAAAGATAAGTGATATAGCTAATAGAAACTTTACTGCAGAGCAACAGGTAGGATTAGAGAACTCTCGTGCTGCTCAAACTATGAATCTAAATAACTTGTCTAATAGACAGGCATTAGTAATGGCAAATGCTTCTGCTCTTTCAGGTTTAGATACAGCAAACTTAAATGCAAGACAACAGTCTGCAGTGCAGAATGCACAATCATTCTTACAAATGGATATGGCTAACTTATCTAATAGACAACAGGCAGATATGTTTGGAGCACAGCAACAGATACAATCTTTGTTCACTGACCAAGCTGCTCAAAATGCCGCAAGACAGTTTAACGCAACATCACAGAATCAGGTTGACCAATTCTTTGCTAACTTAGGACAACAAGCTAATCAGTTTAATGCGACACAGATGAATGCACAGTCACAGTTTAACGCAGGTCAGGCTAATACAATAGAAAGATTTAATGCAGAAATTAATAATCAGCGTGACCAATTCAACGCACAGAATCAATTAGTGATTGCACAAGCAAATGCTAATTGGAGAAGACAGTTAGCTACTCAAGATACCGCTGCTATTAATAGAGCTAATGAATTGAATGCTCAGAATATATTAGGACTAAGTAATCAAGCCTATAATAACTTATGGCAATATTATGGTGACACTATGGAGTGGGCATGGACATCTGCAGAGAATGAAAGAAGTCGTGTTATTGAACTTGCAAAAGCACAGCTACAAGCTGACAGTGCTTTTAATATACAAGACATGAAAAATGATTATGCCTCTTCATCTGCTTTTGGTGGATTGATTGGTAAGTTTGTAACAGGTTCAATGTTTGGTGGTGGAGGATTATTCGGATAATGGAAACAAACCCTTCTTTAAATATATATAGAAAATTATCTAAGATGCAAGTAGAGCCTATGCAAGAGCCTAAAGGTGGTCTACTATCTAAAACTATGTCTACTAAAGCTAAAAAATATAAGCCTAATGTAGATGTAACTATGCGTGTAGCAAGATATATACAAGATATTAAGGATTATAATAATGCGTGATGTTGACCAAATATCATTTAGTGCTCCTATTCCGGGGCAATCTCTTACACATGAGTTAAGGGCAAGACCTTGGCAAAACCCACCACAGTTTAACACTGTAGAAGAATCTATGGATTGGTATTTAGAAAGGTTTGATAATCCTGAATTAGTGCAAGAATTATTATCTGTAATGGAATCAGGTGTACCTATTAGTACAATAGCTAATTCTATGCAACTTGGTGCAGTATTACAAGGTGTGCATAGTATAGATGTGGGTGTTTTAGTTATGCCTATACTTATGGAGATAATGAAAACATTAGCAGAGAGAACAGATACTAAGTATGTAATGGGTGATGAGCCTGAAGAATCAGACAGACCATCTGATGCTGTATTAGATTCTGCTTTGAATAAGATTAAAGGCATGACAGTAGAGGATATGCCTGAAGAAGAAGAGATGATGGAAGAAGAGACACAAGAAGAACCTATGGGTCTTATGGCGAGGAGAGCATAATGGGATTTAACTTTGGTGCATTTTTAGGTGGAGCAGCTTCACAGATAGTTGAAGATATTGATGAGCAAGAAAAAGAAGTAAAGCTCCGTACTAGAACTATACTTGATAGACAAGTAGCTGAAGCTGCAGAGAATAGAAAAAAGTTTCAAGATGATAAAGAGAAGATAGAGAAACAAATAACATCTATAGCTCAACTGTTTGGAGAGAATGACCCATTTAGATTTAACAAAGCTAGGTCTATTGTTGCAGGTGGTGATGAGCACTACAATACTATGTATAAAGAATTATCTACACATAAAAGACTTGGTGGTGACATGGGTCAAGCATATGATTATACTGCCGCTAACGAAGAGCAAGGCTTTGCAGGTGTTGCAGATGCTGCGAAAGGTCTAGCCAAACTAAGAACAATAGAAGCACCTGAGTTTACAGAGGGCGTAAGAAGTAAAGGTCAAAAGTTATTTGGTATAGACTCAAAGAGTATGTATGAGAAAGCTAGGTCACAGTATGAACAGGCAGGACTATTGCCTAGTTCAAGTGCAGAATTAAAAGAAACTGTAAAGAAGTATGGAACAGGTAGTATAAACTTTCAGAACTTAAAGAAAGATGTGAAAGACGTGCAGACTATGTATGCTCAGAACGCTCAAGCTATATTAGCATTAGATAAAACTGCTCCTGATTATAAAGAGAAAAGAGCTAAGCTAGAGGCAGATAATAAAATATTAACAGAACAAGTATCTAACATGAACATGGTTAGTGCATCTGTAATAGCAGAAAAGCTAAGACAAGACAATAAAGATACAGGTCAGTCATTAACGGAGATGAAAAATCTTTACAAAGACTCTAGAAATAAGTATGAGAAAAGTCTCCAATACAGTAAAACTGATGGTATCATAGATGATAATGGTAACAATTTGTTTGATAATGAAGCTAAAGAATACTTTGATAAAAAAATGGAAGAGTGGGATAATAATTATGTCAAAGGATTAATAGATGGTAATGGTGACTTAATAGATAATAGTGCCGATAGTCAGGCATTTATAAAATCCTTTGGTCTTGATAAATATGTAGGTAAACCTAAAGAAGAAGAAGAGAAAGTTGATAAACCTAAAAAAATTACATTTGAAGACAAAGTTAAAAGTGCTCAAGATGCAGGTAGTCCTGAAGCATTTTTACAAGGTGAGTTAGGTAAGATATCCAAAGGATTAAGTAGTGAAAGAAAAAATAAGATATATCAAAAGATATTTGAGATAGTTCAAAATGCATATCCTAATGCTACTAACATTCAAGAGATAGTAAATAAAGAAATAGATAAGTATGAGGCGGCACAAAAAACAAAAACATTTGTTAGAAACAAAGGTGATGTGGCTGAGAATACGGAAAAACCTATCATACTAGATGATAAAGGCGAAGAGATAACAAACCCCAACTTTAAATATTCAGGTGCTATATAGTAGGAGAAAAAAGTGAAAGAGCTTAAAACAGGTGACTCTTATTATGACTCGTTATTTGAAGAAGAAGAAAAAGAAACAACTCAAACTCCTGTCGTAGAAGATTCTTATTATCAATCCCTATTAGACGAAGAAGAAATACCTGCAGAAAAAGAAGAGATTTCTGTAACAGGAGACTCCTTTTATGATTCTCTAGTAGAGGAAGAGGCTACTTACGAATTAAATCCAGAATATGCAGAAGAAACAAAAGTAGATAGAGTAAAAACTCTAGACGAGTTCTCTAAAGATGAGAACTTCCTATCCACACTACGCTCCTATGCCAAGAAAAGGTTTGGTGACTCAGGTCTTCAAGAAGAAGGCGAGAGTAATAAAGACTATGTGCGTAGATTTCTCACCCACTACAGACAATTTAGTTCTAATACATTAGACTTGGCTAGTCAGGTTGACTACATTCGTGGTGCAAACGACCAAGACAAAGCAGAGTTTGGTGCATTATATAGAGATATACAAAGACTCCCTAACTTCTATGAAGAAGGTGGTGACAGAAGTCTTGGTGCTTTTTCAGATTATGCATTCTCTTTCTTTGCTGACCCTCTTGTGCTCTTCGGTTTTGGTGCAGGTAAAGCTGCCACAACAGGTGCAAGAAAAGCAGCCGAACAGCTATTCTTAGATGTAGGTAAAAAGGGTGCTATGAGAGAAGCAAGTAAACTAGGGTTTAAAGCTATAAGAAAACCACTTGCTATAGAAGCAGGTATAGAAGGTATACGTGCAGGTTATGAGACTCAGGCAGAGTCAGAGCTTGAAGAAGCGGCAGAATTAAGAGAGGGTGATGCCTCTATAGGAGAGATATTAACAGGAGCTACTATAGGTGCGACAGTTGTTGGTGCTATTGGTTTACCTTTTGCAGGTAAGTTAGGTAAAAGTGCTGTAAAAAAAGTTATTGAGGATGACGCTAAAAATATAGTAGAAGGAATAGAAAAGTCAGAGGCAGGTAAAACTGTATTTGCAGGTAAGTTCAGCGTTAATGCTGATGACATATCTTTTGACCCTTTAGAGGGAAGAACTATATTAGATAATATAGACCCTAATCTAGACCTATCTAATCTAGATTTATTGGATAAGAAAACTAAGAAAGATGTAATACATAGAGTTGGTAAGTTTGCTACAGAAGTTGTAGAAGACATGATGAAAGACCCCAAGGGTAGATTTGATGACTTCTTAGCAGAGTATAGGTCAGGAGAAAAGACTGCATCAGAAGCCATAGGAAATATATTAAATAGACTAGAAGACTTCAAAGACATAGACGCAGATATTTTAGATGGTGCTATAGCAAGAGCAGGTTTATCTCAAGAGCAGTTTGCTAAGATTACTTTCACATCTTTCAGTGAAGCAGGTAGCATATTAAGTGCAGCTAGTCCTCTAGGTAAGTTGATAAAAGGATATAAAGATGCAGACCCTGAGATAAAAAAGTTATATGAAAATACTTTTGGTAAAGAGGGAGACTCTTATACAGGTAAGTTTGGAGAGGTTATGCATCGTCTTGATAGAGAAAGACGAGCACTCATGGTTACACAGGTGTCTACCACTGTTCGTAACGTAGCCACAGGTGTGGCAAGATTAGGTTTTGATACAGGCTATAATATAATGGAATCAACTCTGTACCACGCAGGTAGAGCTTTTGATTCTTTAATTAGTGGAAGAGCTGCACAAGATATAGAGTCAGGTAAATTTACTCAAGGTCTCAGAGATATAGCAAGAGACAGCTTTGGTTTATTAGCTTTTACACTAGATAGGTTTGACCAAACAGGTGACCTAGTACAAGGTATGTTACAATACAATCCCCAACTCTTGAAGGTATTAAATAGAACAACAGGTGAGGTATCAGGAACTGAAACCTTATCTAAATTTACTATGGGTATGAACAAACTTAATATAATGCAAGATACATTTTTTAGAAAAGGTGTATTTACTGCATCAGTAGATAAAAAACTAAGAAGAATGGGTTTGAGTTTAGAAGAAGTCTTAGAAAAGAATATGGTGCTACCAACTAAACTTTTGAGTGATGCAGTGGAAGATTCAGTAGCGTTTACATTCTCTCGTATGCCTAAAGAAAACTCTAAGAAATATGTAGGTGATAGCTTGGCTCACACCTTTATAAAGTTTAATGAGAAGTTAGGACCTTTACCCGGACTTATTGGTGCTCCTGTAGGTACAGGTGCATTTCCTTTTGCTAGGTTTATGGCAAACGCTATGCAGTTTCAATTCCAATATAGTCCTCTCAGCTTCGTAGGAGCTACACTTAATAGTGCAGGTGGTGCATTAAAGTATATGAAAGCTGCTATGGGAGACATGAATGATGCTCAGAGAAAGCAATTATTACAAGGGGGTAAGGCTAACATAGATAAAGCAAGAGAACAGTTTGCTAAAGGTATGGTAGGTTATGGTGCTTTAATGACAGCTATTCATCACAGAGCTAATAATCAAGATGTCAGATGGTATGAAGGTAAGACTGAAGATGGTAGAACAACAGACCTAAGACCTTTCTTCCCACTTGCTCCATATCTAGTTGTAGCTGATTTGATTGTTAAGTGGGATAACAACGAACTAGACAAGATAGATGCTAAGAAAGTATTAGAAGGATTGACAGGCACTCAGTTTAGAACAGGTGCAAGTTCATATATGATAGACTCTTTCTTTAGGGGTCTAAGAAGTCCTTCAGGATTAACTGACATATCAGGTGAAAAAATAGGTGAATATGTTGGTGGATACGTGGGTGAACTTGTAGGTGGTGCGTTAACTCCGGGTAGAATTGTAAGAGACGTAGTGGCTGCCTTTGATGAAGAAGAGGCAAGACTCAAGGACTTTAATAAGATTGAAGGTACAGGATTTAATGAGAGAGGTCTCAGTAAATTTAGTAACACTATAGCACGTAACCTACCTTTTATGTCTAAGTATGGTGGTTATGATGAGCTACAGAGTCCTACTAGAGAGGGTGCTATAATAAGGCAAGACCCCATAGGAACTCAGTTGACAGGTATAAGAAAAGAGCAGAGAAGAACTCCTATAGAAGAGGAGCTAATTAATCTAGGTCTTGAAAACTATATGGTAGTTCCTTCATCAGGTGATAAAGAAGCTGACTTCTTTGTTAAAAAATACATGGGTAAGTACGTACAAGATGAAGTATCTAAACTTATTGAGACAGATAGATATAAGAATGCTAGTAATATAAAGAAAAGAGTCATGATGAAAAGAAGACTCGCTAGATTCAGAAAGATATCTAAGAAAATAGGTGAGGTAGAAGCTAGGAAAGAGGCGAGAGATGAGGGCAAGGCATTCACTGCATTTGATAGAGCACAGTTCCTAAGAATAGGAAATGAGAAGCGTAAACTAGCAGATGAATACTACATGGATAAGTATGGAAGCACTGTTATGGAAATGCAGGAAGCAGAACCTGAAGTCAATCATCTAAAAAGAGGTAAAAGAATAGGTCAGATACTCTCTAGAAGAAGCTAACGACTATCTCCTGACCCTCGTAATGTTCCTCGTGTCTTTCTATCGTTAAGTTTATACAGATTATCTTCCATAATCTTACCTAGATTAGCACCTAACTCATTCGCTAACATGGCACAATACCAAAGCACATCACCTATCTCAGACGCTACATTTGATTCTGTGCCATCACGAATATGTTTCTTTACTTTCCCTGCTACCTCTCCTGCTTCACTCACAAGTCCAAGAGATAGGTAAGCTATGGCATCTTTCTTAGGATAGATAGCTGTAGTCTTACACTTCTCTTGGTATTCATTTGCAGTTATCAAACTCTTATTGTGCAACTGCATGAACTTCTTGGCTTCTTCTTCTAGCTTCGTCACGTTTTACTTTCTCCAACTGTTTAGAGTAGGCAAAGTTATATCCTCTTTGCCACTCTCTATGTTGCATGGAGTTAGGATTGTATGGACTCTCTGTACATATAATCTTAGCACCAAACTTAGCAACATTACGTATATATTGTTTGCCTTTGAAGGCATTGACCCCACGCTCAAACTGAATACGTAGGGGTGCATCATACTTACTTAGATTTGGATTCCTTTTTTTCTTCGATTTCATTTGCTTGTCTCCTTTCTAAATATTTGATTATCATTGAAAGTCTTGAGTCATACTTTTCAATGCAATCTATCTCTTTATCCATAGCTTCTATGATATCAGAGTGTTCTCCAATACCTGTAGACCTACTTAGATAGATTTCTACATTGGCAATATGTTTGTTTATGTGTCCTACGTAATAGGACTTCAAAGCTGATAATAACATCTCTCTCATTAATGTTCTCCTTTAAATGTTTTTATAACGTCAGATGAAAACAATTTATCTAGTTTTAATAAGTACATTCTAGATGCATTGTGGTCTCCACCTGATACACTTCTCTTGTAATCTAATCTATCAATTAGTTTCTTGAGATTCTCTACATTAAAAACAAGTGTGCAAAAAACATCATCACCTATACATAAATTATGAAACCAATAGTCTGCTTCTGTTGCATTGATACCACTAGGCTTACCATATGATTCATATTCTATAGCTATGTTGCCTGTCTTCTGCCACTTATCTCTTTCACTTTTTACTTCTATCTTTTTATTTTGTAACATATCTGCTACGAACTGTTCCCTCACTTTACCATACTCTAGGTCTATGTCAAACTTTTTTCTGTCTTCTTTACTTGGTTCTAGGTTTTCCATGTGTAACTCCTTTCACTTTGGGTTTAAGATGTAATAGTTCCCTTATGTGTAGCTTTCTACCTTTAAAGAAAACGATTAAGTTTATTGTCGTATTTATAGTGATGGCAATAAGTAACCACCATTGCCACCATATTAGTTGCTCTGTATTTTCTAACATTAACTAGCCTGTATGTCAACCATTTCACAAGCATCAGCAGTACACGCTAATTCTTTAGAGCCACTTGTCGTGTCCTCTTTCTCAAAGTCTGCTAACTTAGACCAATCAATAGAGGTAGGCATCTTCTTATACAACTCATCATATTCCTGTTCGGTTATATCTTGATAAGGTGCTTGTGCATATGTATGGTCACTGAAAGGTAAGAAGGATATACCTGATACCTCATCAAAGTTTTTATACACCCAAGCTCCTACATCCATCCACTCATCTTCCTTTACAGATATAGTTACAGATGGTTTGTGCTCACACCAATGCCTTTGGAACATGAGCCAATATTCTAACTGCTGTATGGCAGTCATCTCGGTTCTAGTGATAGCACCTGTAGGTGACTTCATAGGAAAGCTGAACACAGTTGTGCTGTCAGGCTTCATCACGTCAGGCTCACTAGGGATACCACTCTCTTTCATAAACTGTGTGAGTGGGTCTTTGTTATCACCACGTACAGTTCTAATATAGAAAGGATTATGTCTTGCGTGTATACCTGATGCACTGTCTACTAACTGAGACACTGTGCCACTAGGTTTTACACAAGTGATTGCAGTAGACTGTGGTATGCCTAATGCTTTAGCAATCTTTTTATTTGCTTCAACTGCTACTTCTTTTAATATAATTAATACTTCTTCTGACCATATATCTGTATCTAAGATACCTGTCAAAGACACACCTAACAATCTTTCTTCTTCTGTATTAGTCTTCCATACCTTGCGTAGATACTTGAAGTCTGTAAGTGTAGATTGAAACGTACCTAATATAGTAGCCATACGCACCTTCTCTGTTAGAGTTGCTAAATCGTCTGTTTCACGTGCAACAACTTCTGTAAGGTTACAGAACTGATAAGGTCTAAGTATAATTTCACTACATGGATTACAACCAAAATAGTGATTAGCATCACGTCTACCATTCTCAGACGCTTTTACTCTAGCTGCCTGTCTATTAAATATACCACGTTCTCCTGACTTAGATTCGTATAATGATGTCCACTCTCGCATAAATGTACCCATTTCAGGTTTACCTTTAAATGCTACAGAGTTATTAGCTAATGCTCTTTGTCCTTCATTCTCCCACCACTGTCCTGATTTGGCATGACGCATTTGGTCATCTCCTAAGTTAGACAAAGATATAAGAGCAGAGCGTCTTACACCACCAACAACTACAACTTCTCCTATCTTGCACATAATATCATGGCACTCAATAGGGAATAGTCTTCTACCCTTTGCACCTTCAAACTTCTGTATACAAAACTTAAACAGGTCTATAAGAGGAGCAGGTCCTGATGCTCTACCACCGAAAGTTTTTAGTCTAGCACCTGCAGGTCTTACCTCTGACACATCCCATGTAGGTATCTGTCCTGCATACAGTAAAGATATTAACTCACGCAAAGCTCTTGACCATCCGGGTCTACTGTCACCCACCTTTATAATAGTAGATGACTTTTCAAAATGTTCGTTTACAACAGGTAGTTTATCTACATTCTCTCGCTCAACAGAGAAACCTACACCTGTGCCACACATAAGTATATACATACATTCATCAAAGCTACGTGGACTATCTACAGGTATGTAGCTACAATTATATCCTGCTACATGACATCTATCTAGTGCTATACCTGCAGTCATTAATGCTCTCATACTTGGCATAGTGCCAAGAGATAATATAGATTCATTTAGTTTCTCTTTGAGAGCCTTAGTAATCGTGTAGTTGTAGTTAGTTTGTAGATGATTATCCATATAATCTATGTATCTATCCACAGTCTCTATCCAAGTCTCTCGTCTTTGCTCATCGTCTTTCCATCTTGCATATCTAGAAAGAGCTATAAAATTTTGATAATCAGTTGGTAAATAGTTTTGCATTTAAGTCTCCTCTGTTACTATTTTTATACTCTTAACTTTCACTCCTTCTATCTCGTGAAAAGTCTCATTGATGTATTCTTCCATCTCTTCGTCTACGTTGCCATCGGCAGGTACTGCATAATCTTCAGGGTCAATTAGCAGTGTCATCATAATCTTAACTCGCATCTTTTTCAACCACGTCTATTAGTTCTGTAAGATACCATTGTGCTTTCTTCAAATCCTCTACACCATTCTTATATCTATATCTCCAAAGATACTTCATGATGTTACCTTGTAAGTAATACTCAAACCCACCATCTGTCATAGCCTTTATAGCATCGATAGTTTCTATACCTGCTTTGTTATAATGAGGTGGATGGTTTACCATATCATCTTTTTTTCCTGATAAATACTTCACTGTTTTCTCCTTTGATTTCTCTTCAACTTCTTTAAGTTTGTTTTTCATATACTCCAAATGTCTCAATGTAACTCTCCGTCAGGTTTAAAGTTAACGTGTATAACATTATCACGTTCTTTAATCTTAGTCAACCTATCTATGCCTTGTGTTAACTCTTCATGTGATAAATATTTATCTGCTAGTCTTTCAGTTTCTTCTCTAAATATTTTATTCTCTTCCATCAAAGGAACGGAAGCACATATCTGTTTAGTAAAGCCAATCATAGAATAGAAATCGTCATCATCAAGTTTATTAGCCTTGTCCACCACCATTTTAAGAGTGACTTCTCCTGTCCATTTATTTTTCTTATCAAGGTGTGGTCTAACTATAATCATAAAATCAGATGTAAATACAGGTTCTTTAGTTGTCATGTTATCTCCTTATCTTTGCTGTAGAAAATCGTATGAATTTAGGGTGTTTGTTTTTACCTTTCTCTTTCAACCAATCTTCAGGTATTATTCTATCATAATATCTAAATCCATATTTAATACACCATTCTGCATATGATGACTTTGCACCTTTTCTAAGTTTCTTTCTGCTATTTTCAAATACAAATCTAATGTCTAAGTTTGGATGTTGTTTCTTTATTGCTAGGTGTTTTCTTCTATCCATAGTAAGAAATCTACCTTTAGTTTCTATTATAATCCCATTCTTTAATATGAAGTCAGGGGTATAGGTTCTGTAGGCTAAATCTTCCCACTCTATCTTAATACTTTCGTAGTCATACTTGTATCTAATAGTATCAAGAGCCATAGAAATTTTTAATTCTAACCCACTCCTATACCCATGCTTTATCGCATCTCTGCGTATCTTATGTGGAGACACTAGAGATACCTTCTCCACCCTGTAAAAGGATTGAACTCGTATGAGTCATGAGAATATGAAACACCAAGAGCTTTCATCTCTTCCTTTACAGCTTCGTCAGCTAACTTCTTAGCTTCCATAGCTTCTCTCAAACCCTTAGTTCTCATATCACGAAGGGTTTTCTTAGCTTCAGCTAACTCTTTTTCCATAGTCTCAATATCCTTTTGCAGGTCTTCTATCTTTTTAGAATCAGTCATTATTTTAAACTCCATATTTTACTCGCTTCATCTTTCATACCTGTCCACAACCAAGAGTCTAAGTTAGGGTATGTAAGAGAAGCTATCTCATGCTTGTCATTACTGACAGACAAAAACTTTTGTATACCAAAAGCTACCTTAGTAAGTTGCTTCTTGTATGCAGATAAGTTTTTAAGTGTGAATACCTTGTGTTCTTTAGGACTTGCAAAGAACAGGTCTACACTATTCTTAGGGTATGCCATAGAGTATAATGCCATTTGTCTTTTCTGTGCTTCAGTTGGTCTTGTAGGCATCCTTGTGGTTGTCTTCAAGTCAACTATCTTGTCAGCAAAGCGAAAGTCAATATACCCTATAATAGGCACAGGCAGGTCATCAATCTGAACTGATACTTTTTCTTGGTATGCTTCAAGATTATCATAGTTAAAGTTCTCATCAATGACTTTGCCGAAACCTTCCAATAACTTCTTCTCTTTAGCTGTCTTTATATCTCCTAAATCAACACCTGATTCAGCACACAGAGACATGAAGTGCATATCTAAATAGTTAAAGTCAAAGGTTTTCTTTTCATACTTGTCTGCTAAAGTAGCTTCAGTAGCAATACCCCTCACAGCACTAGCACCACTAGATGACTTAACACCAAACAAATACCTAGCAACCCACAAGGCATTATCATTAATGTATGTGTTGATGCTACTAGGTGACAAGTATTTGATACCATGCACTGCGAAGGGATTATTACTTAACACTATGCGTTTTCCACTTCTATGAAGTTATCCTCTGCGTCAATGATGTCACTAACTGCAGTGGACATATCTTCATCAATGGAGTTTTGAGAAGCCTGTTCGCTCCACTCGGATACTATATACTGATTATAGTTCTCCACCCAAGCTAGAAAGTCTCCAAACATAACTTGGTCTTTATCTGACAGGTCTATCTTCTCAGACAAGTTCAACGTGCTAGTAGGTAAATAGAACTTACTACCATTAGGTAGCTTTCTAGGTTCAGTAGCTAGAGCTATAGTATGTTGAACAGGTAAGCACTTTTGCTTGGCAAGTTTTGTAAAGTTAGCACCGATAGTTTTGAATGCTTCTCTATTATCTATCTCCCATATAAAAGGAGTAGTTTCAAACTCAACTTTATTACCATTAGCATCAACAGCATCATGTAAGTCTACTAAACCAAACACTACACGTACACGTTTAATCTGCTTGATAAGGTCTTTAGTTTTATCAGGCAGAGCATCAAAGTCTTGTATCCAACCTGCAGGTTTACCACAGTTGAATCCACCTTGATTATCCTTTAGGTCTTTATTAAGATTGTCAGCCATGACAGTCTTATGATAAGTACCCATAGGTTCTCCTTTTTTTGCAGACATATTCTTTACAAATCTTTTGTACATATACCTCTGCATGAAAGGTCTGATAGTTGCAGTCTTACCATACAACACCTGACCTTCAGGGATGTCTAATTTGTAAGTACCACCCTTCACTATAATCTCATCATCCTCTTCAATCGGAGCATGATTGATTCTAAATCTAGGTAGTTGTGGAGATTTCTTTTCCACTGTATTAGACTCATTTGCTATTCCCATAGCCTTTGCCATAGATTCATAATTGTTAGTGTCTATGGTCACCAAGTTTGCTTCTGTCATATATATTCTCCTTTCAGAAAGTTAAAATGTTTCATAGTTATATCAGCTAACATCTTTAGTGTCAAGCCAATTATCACCTATTTTTGCTTCTAATAATAAAGGCACATTGAAGTCTATTCTAAACTGTTGATTTATAATAGTATTCATGTCTTCATTAATAGACTTTAAGATGAAAATAACTTTGTTAATTTCATCAGGGTGTACATCAATCACAATAGAATCATGTACTGTATTCACGATACAAGACTGAAGTAACTTTAATCTGTCTTCTATGTGTGTAAGAACCAATGGAACTATATCTGCAGTTGCAAAACTCTGCACAGGATAATTCTTTATCTGTGTAAAGTTAGACACAGAGCCATTCATTCTTCTTTGAACATCAGGAAAACTAAACTCTCTTCCTGATGGTGTAGTAATACTCCTTTTTTCTAGAGCTTCTTTAGCCAATCTGGAGTGCCATGATGCAACTCCTTTGTACTTCTTGGTGAAGTCTTGGTAGTACCTCGCTTCTGCTTTTGTCCTACCAAATCCTGTCGCACCATATAACGGAGCAAAGGTATGTGCTTTTGCATCTTGCCTAGTAGTAGGCTGACCTGATTTCGTAATGATGTCAGCAGTGTATGCATGAACATCAAAGCCTGTTTTAATCTCATTTATAGCCACCTTATCTTGTGATAAATATGCGGCAGTTCTAAACTCTAGCTGTGCAAAGTCTGCTTCTAGAATCTTACCACCTTCCCAACGTGATACAAACACCTTCTTCACAGGAAACGTGCCACCTCTAGGCATATTCTGCATATTAGGGTCTGCTCCACTAAATCTGCCTGTCGCAGTTCTATGTTGTAATAGTCTTACGTGTAACATACCATCAGACTTTACGTGTGTCTTGATTCCTTCAACGAAGGAAGACAGATATGTATCTAATGCAGACAATCTCTTGAGGTCTTGTAAGAAACCACTAGCTTCTTTCATACCTGCCCTGTTTGCCATGCCTTGTAATACATCTAGATTACCTTTGGATACACCAAAACCATTTGCAGATATCCACTTGGCATTTGGTGCATTAAACTTTAGTCCTGCTATCTTAGCTCTGTCATCATGAAAATGATAACCAAGACCATTACAAGCAGGGTCTTTATTGGTATTAGCGTAAGGAGTTCCATTCTTTCTTACCTTTCTTATATTGCCTGTGCCATTACATGACTTGCACATAACAGCTTTTGTTTTATATACAATGTCAGAGTTCTCTCTGATTGCTCTCTTGAAGTCATCGTGAGCCATGTGAGGAATAAACTCATTTGCCCACATAGCTTTGTCTTTAGGTTTTCTACTATAGATAACCCATGACATCTGTTCAGGACTGTTAAGATTGATAGGCATATCCCCCATTAGATTTCTTACTTGTGAAGTAAGTCTCTTCTCAATCTCTTGCTTCTCTGTCTCAAACTCTTTTCTTACAGACTCTAGTTTAGTCTCGTCTACCTTGAACCCATTCCTGTGTGTCCTAGCTAGGGTAACACATACTTTATTTGTAAGTAAAACTGTGTCCATAAGATGAGCGTACTTAGTGGAGTTGAGTTTCTTGTACTGCCTATCAGACAACTGCTGTGTAGCGTGTAAGTCTGCAGACAAATACTGTCTTAGCTCTCCTCTAGGTATCTCATCTGTAGCATAACCCTTTGCAAAGTATTCCTTCAAGGTATCTTCTTTCTTTGTCTCTAGGTCATACCTTTCGGCACAGTCTTTGAGATGCAAAGGTTCTTTGAGACCTCTCTGTAATATATACTCTGTAAGCATGGTGTCAAAGACAGGACCATCATACTTGAATCCACATTCCCACATCCACATTAGGTCATATGCTATGTTATGTCCTATAAGTATTGTTGCTCTGTCAAGCAACTCTTGTATGTCGATGTGCTGTGTACCACCTGAGTCCATATTAAACAGATACTCGTTACCTATATCTGTCAGACATCCCACCATAACTAACTTGTTAGTAGGTTCGTATGGGTCGAGATGCATTCTACCATCTCTCTTTGTTACTGTATTTTCTACGTCTAATGTTAACTTCATGCACTATACCTCGCTGTGTGTGGGTTGATGTTGCAGTTTATCATGCCATGCCAACCTGTAATTTTGTTCTTAACAACATTCAAATGTCTCATGGTTGATTCCTCATCAATACCTTCAACACTTGCAGGTTGTCCTATTAATATCATTAAGTCAGCTTCTGCTGCCTTGCCTGTACGTGAGCCTTCCATCATTGCCTGATTAAGTCTCTGTCTACCCTCTGCTTCTGCATTGAGTTGTGACATATAGAATATAACACAATCATATTGTTTTGCAATCTGTCTTGCATATATTGCATTTGCCTTGAGTGCTTCATCAGGTCTAGCATATCCTGCAGTACGTGCAAACTTATCTCCCATGTCAATCACAACCACGTCAGGATTAACACTCTTACACATACTTTCCACCCAAGACATATCTTCACCTGTTACATCCTTTATCTTTAGATTGGGCGATATCTCTTTGTATCTATCCCTTGCCTGTGCAGGATTATCTTTTATCTGATACTTATCCATGTTTGAGGATGCAGTCAGATATCTAAATCCTACTCTGTCATATGACTCTTCATTACATAAGACAACACACTTAGCACCTTGCCTTGCAAAACCATTGTCTCCTACAAGAAGAGATGCATGAAAGCTAGTCTTACCTGTGTTGGGTCTTGCACCCACCTCAACAAGATAGCCACCATTGACACCTTCTACTTTTCTAGCTAACTCAGGCAGATTAAATGACCACCTAGTCTGCTGACTCTGTTTAGCCATGAGAGTATCAAATGAGATATCATCCCATTCTATTCTCATCTCAGGTGTGAAGTCATCGTTGTACTTCTCTAGTAAATCACGTAGAGGTTTCATACTTGTCTGCACACCATTGACAAAGTCGAAGCCAAGATTGGCTACGTCTTCCCCAATAACTTGTTGGAACAACTTAGATAACACATCCTGTGCTACGTCTGTTCCCATAGGCTTCTGCCTTTTAATATCGTTGAACAATGCAGAGTAACCTTGCTTCTGTGCAGTAGTCATAGCAGGATTGCTAGACAAGAACAGAGCTTCAAGTTCATCAGGGGTCACATCCCTGTCATACTTTCGCATTGCTTTATCTATGGTATGCTTGATAGTCCTAGCATCTTTGCTAAACAATCTATCAGGACACCTAGCACCTCTATGGTCTTCATAGAAGTTCTTGTTCATTAAACTACGTAGTAGTGATAATTCCATGTTGGTTCTCCTTTGGGGTTAGTTTATATAAGTTGTTTAAGTCTTCGTCTTCTCCATATTTCAAATCATCTTTCAGTCTCAAAACTTTTACGTCATTGACATATCCTCGTAACTCTTTTGCAAAGGCTAGTGTCTTGGGCATTGCATCAGGGTCTAAGGCTATGATAGCAGTTGAGAATTGTGATAGGTATCTCTTGTGTGAATCGCTTAATGATGTTCCCAACACAGCTACCCCTACATAAACACCATTGCCTACAACAG